AGAGGTTACGAGTTGTGATGACCAAGTCAGGCTTATTCTGGCCGAGGGTGGCAAAGTTGATCGCCGCAGCAAGAGAGGCGGCGGTTCCGTAAAGCACAAGGCGCGTTGTCGTGGTGTCAACAAAGTTGCTTATCCACAACGGCGCGTCAGCAACCGCGATACCGGCATAGGTAGTAGTGGCAGAAATGATGTTGGTCAAGTTCTGCATACTCAAGGCACCCTGAATTGTTGCATACAAATCGTCGGCAAACTTCTCGAAGAAGTCGTCCTTCATTTCCTCAGTCTTGTCTTTCATCAAGTTGATGATCTGCGCCTTGCCCGTATTTTTGGCCCGCTCATCCCATGAAATAAGCCCGGGCACCACGTAGTAGGTCCAGTCCAGCACTCCGCCGGTCCTCGTTTCCTTCTGCTGGTAGACGATCTGGGTCCGGGGAGATACGGCCTGAGTGAGCCCGAGTTCCTGATACCTGATCGGGAACTGAATCTGAGTACCGCCTTCCCAGGTAACTTTCTCTTTACTTTTCAACCTTGTAAAAAGTGGAGAGGTATCGTAGACCTGAGAGGTAATAGTGTCGTCAAAATATCTACTGGATACAGTATTGGCCTCGTCAACAGATAGAGCCATTTGGCCCTCCTTCTAACCGGTCACCTTGAGAGACCGGCATCCTCGAATGCGGCTTTCTGAGCCTCTTCGAGAGTCTTGAATGTTTTCTTCGAGGGGGCGGCACCCGATCCCTTCCCGGGGACCATGCCTGCGGATTTCTTCTTTTGGAGGTTTCCAACAATCTTCTCTTCTATCGCGGCTTCCTTGGCGGGCGTCATCTGCCCCTTGGAAGCCCAATAAAGAGCGTCAATCAAAGGTTCGGTTTCCCCACCTGCGAGCATTTCCAGACGTTCCAGGATTGGACCTTCGTCAAAGTCTTCGTACTTACCCTTGAACTTTGCGAACGTCGCGTCCAATTCTTTCTGGGTGCGCTCTTTTTCCAGTTGGCCCTTCATCTCGTTGAACTGTTGCTCAAGGGCCGTGTACTTTTCGTCCACGTATCCCTTGGAACGATCAAAGACGGAAGCCGGGTCCTGAGGAGAAGTGGCAACCCGCTCAAGCTGAGAGTACAAGTCAGGGCGCGTCTTTAGAAGCCGATCCCATTCGTCGTACTGTTGCTTGGTTTTGCTGAATTGCTGCTGTTCCTCGGCGAACTTCTTGCGTTCATCCTCGATTTGCTTCCTGGTCTGCACCGTTTCATTAACCTTGCGGTTATAGTCAGACTGCCGGAGGTGCGAATCGCGCCACGCTTTGAGAAGTTCATCCTTTGAATTGAAAACCTCTTCCTTTCCATCAGCGTACTTGTACGAGAAGAAAGGTTCAGACTCAGTAGCCGGGCTTCCGGGCTGAGGAGCGACTTGCCCTTGCGGGGGTGCGCTCGTAATGTCTGACATCTATTGCCCTCCCATCCTGTTCATAAGCCCCTGAAGTCCGGCGGGTGATGGTTGATCCGGAGGAGAAACCATCGGCTTAACGCCAGGCATCGTAGGAGGCTGGCCGCCTTTCTGCAACGCAGTATCAGCGGCTATTTTTCTCATCTTCATCATGGGGTCCGCCATTTGTTTCTGTTGGCCCAAAAAATCGGTCAACTGAGAAATGGGACCATCGACATCAATTCCCTTGCCCTGGAAAAACTCTCGTATCGTCATATCCGGCCTGATCTGGCCGGAAGCGAATTGGAGTTTCGCATCCTCGGGGTTAAGGGAACTCAGGTTATCGTTCACCGGCGAGGGCTTTCCGCGCCCCGGCATCATGGGCTGAGGAGGCATACTCCCCTGCATTGGGTCACTCACTACTGGCCTCCTGCTTTCTGTAGAAGCTCCATCATGTTCGGCGGTCCTTCCTGCGCGGGCCCCGGACCACCCGGCATGGCCCCCGGAGGCGGTTGCTGTTGCTTGTCAAAAAGCTCCTGCATCTTCTGGATTATCTGTTTGTACCGGGGGATTCTCAGCGCTGTAAGGGCCGCTTCCCACATGGGCATGCCCGTCACAGGATTGCCCCCCGCCATCTCCAAGAGCCTCAAGAAGAGGTTCGCAAGGCTCTGCCTGTCCATCGGGAGAGTAGAGTTGGTCTGCACTTCAAGGTCGAACTCAGCATATATTTCGTCAACGTTTCCCCATTCGGCGATGAACTTCTCGTAGTCTGCCATGATCTGAGCATCTTCTTCGGAAGTTTGGCCGGTCCCGATCTGGGGAGACATCTGCGCTTGCGCCTGCGTCGAGGAATTACTCACCTTGTAGTAGTTGATCTGGTTGTCTTTCTGAAGGGAGAAATTGCGGCTTTCCGTGTAGAATTGCTGCATCGTGTCGATCATCAGGTACAGGACACGTTTCACGGAAAACTCGAAGTTCCTTACCCTCTGGCGAGTACGAGTGTAGGAAGACTCGATAAGGGTAGAGATTTCCATTGCCGACTGCCGCTGGCTCTTCGTGGTCATTCCTTTGGTGATGTCAGTGACCCCGGAGATTTCCTCGATGAGTTTGGATATTCCACCCATGCTCTGAAGCACAGCCTGATCGAGATTGCCGATATCGCCTGTAATCAGGGGCTTTGCCGAGGTCATGGCGTTGTACGCAAATACCCCGCCGCCAGCGGGGATTTCTTTCTTCAACTGTTCGATATCCACACCTGCGTTCGTGTCGGCGAAAAGCGGGGGGTCGCAGCGGAACCGGGTGTAGTTGTCCAAGAGCTGAAGGTTCCTATTGTACGACTTGTTCAATTCCTCGATCTGGTTGCCTTCTCCCATCCCGATCAAGTTGTGCGGGACAAGGTAGTCATAAACGGCAACGTAGGGAGGTTTGCCATGTTTATATGGGGAGGGCCGGTCATCAAGAAGAGCGTCCTTGGTGAATACCAGGATTCTACCAAATGGGTATTTTGCTCTCTCTGCCTTGGACGAACCCTCCTCTTTTTTGTCAACTTCTTTCGGCTGGCCCTTCTCGTCAAGGGCTTCCACGGTGTAGTACTCTTCCGCCGTATCGTCTTTCAGCCATACCTCATAGACATCAATCCATTTATCGTTGTGCATCCATTTCGGATCATCATCATGTATGGGCGTTCCTGAATCGTCGGGCTTCACATCTTTGCCGGTCTTTGGGTAATTGGTACGGACCCATGAAAGGTCTTTCTTTATCCGCACGCCGCACATGGGCGCGTCCCAGATATCTTCATACCCGGGCGCGCAGAAGAAGTTCCTGGGATCTACCACTTCCACAGCGACATCCCCATAAAACCCGGAATCGGGGTTGTAGTAGCATTTCAGGATTCCGTATTTCATTATCAAAGCATCGAGAATCCACTTAAAGACAACCATGTCCATCTCAAGTTTGTCCCACAGATATTCGAGGCCGAGGGAAAACCCCTCAAGGTGCTCTTGCATGTAGGGCTTGCGGGCGCGAACGCTCCATATGGGGCGGTTGTCTGTTATCAAGGGAGCGATAGTCATTACGGTGGAGAAAAAAATGTTCGCAGATATTCGAGAATCGGTGATCTTCAAGGATTCATTATCCCACCATTGGCCTTTGAATCGTTTCATGAAACGATTCATCTCATCGCGATCCTCTTTTGTATCCTCGAAAATCTTGTCTACTGTTTTCTTGAGTTTCTTGAACTCTTCCTCTTCGGGCACTCGCCCGCCGAGGGCTTTTTTGATTGTCGCCATGATAGCCATTATCCGCGCCTTACATGCGCTTCACGCATCCAATTATCGCGTTGCGCCTTGGTGTCGAAATACCTGCCCGCCCCCATGTCCCATCCGTAGGTGAAATCAGCTTTGAAAGAGGGTGGAGAAGAGTAACGCCTCTCCACCCTTCGACCGCACACCAGGCATTCCAACTTTTCATGTGAGGAGGAGAAGATTTCTTGATGACCGTGTTCAGGGCATGAAGCGTCGAATAGCGGCATTAAAGCCTCGGAGGAGAAGGCTGCCCGTAAATACCCTGCGGCCTTGCACTGTAAGCTGTCTGCCCGGCTGGATTTCCAATCGCACCCGGTAATCTATTGTCCATGAGAGGGCGCGTGCCTTGTTTCATGGCACTCATAAGTCGCATGATTGTTTCGGGAGGTGCTCCCATTGAGAGAAGCAAGGAATATATGTTCTGCCCACCGGGCAAATTAATATCCCTCCTTCGTAAACCATTCCACGATCTCGAAATACTTTACATCCATGGAATAAGAAGATATTAAACGGCGTAATCTGTCAAGGTCGTTTGTCGTATCTACAGAACAATTGAAACGTGAATTATCATTATTATCTAATATGGAGTCGAACTTGAATAAATGAGGGGTGTCATAGGCAAATAACGTAACGTTTTCCCTGAAATGCGTGTTGTCCGTCAAGCGCATGATACGTTTTAATGTCGCATTATGAAAAACCTCCACGTCCATTCCCTTTGCATATGTTCGACGCAGGACATTTGTTGTTATATCAACGCGGCTGTCGAGATAACTTCTGACACACAAGTCCACGATTTCCGGGTCAATAAGCGGGCAATCACCGCAA